ACCAGCATGTGCCGGCGGACTCGGCGGACCACAGGCTGATGTGGGTGATGTCCTCGTCGGCGGGCGAGTTGAACCACTCGGCGACGGCTTCGGTCTCGCACGTCGCGGCGGTCGCCTCGGTGCGGGTGACGCTCTGCCGGTCGGTCTGGGTGGCGACGTTGTCGGTGCCGGATGCGCCGGGGTCGCCGGTGTGCTGCTGCACCCACAGCGTGGCGGGCATCGCGGTGCCATTCAGGAGGGCGTTGGCGCCGGGGAGCGCGAGGTTCATGCTGGTCTCCGTTCTTGGGGTGCTGCGGGTCAGACCCGGAAGCCGTGGGCGACGACGGCGGCGTGGGTGTTGCCGGCGCCGAGGTCGGGGAGCGTGACGACGATCGAGGTGTTCGCAGCCGATGCGGGGAGCGGGGCGGGGAAGGTGACGATGAGCGGCTGAGCGGCGGCATCGACGCCGGCGGGCGCCGTGAAGACGTAGCTGATGGTGCCGCCGAGGATGCCGGCGATGGTGACTTCGGCCTTGGCAGCGGCGGTCGCTCCGGCGGCGGTGATCTGGAAGCCGGTGATGTAGGTGGTGACGCTCGCTGCGCCGGTGAGCGTGGCGACCGCGGCGGCGTTCGCGACGATGCCGGAGTCGGCGACGAGCGGGGTGGCGCTCGGCGGGTAGCCGGGGAGGTTGCCGTCGATGACGCGGAGCCGGCCGAGCTGGTCGACATGGAGGGCGTGGTAGTCACCGGCGGCGGCGTCGGAGGTCGGGGTGTCGCGGCGGATCGCGAGCGCCATCACGCCGGTGTCGCCACTGACGGCGGCGGCGTCCTCGGCTTTCCCGACGCCGGCGGCGGACACCCGGGCAAACGTGAGGAGGCCCTTGAGCAGCGCGATGACGGACCCGGTGGCGGTCGGGTCGGTGACCGCGGCGTCGCTCGTCGAGCCCTTGGCGGCGTCTCCGCCGTTCGCGATCCGGAACCAGTGGAACCACTTCGAGGTGCCGTCGCCGCGGTCGGCGAACTCCGACGAGGTCTTGGTCGCTGCCGAGTCGGTGTTCAGCGAGTTCGGGAAGCTGGTCATCGGTGTCTCCTGCGCCATGTGATGCGGACGTCGACGGTGGTGGCGGTGCCGTCCCAGGTGAGGGTCCAGGCGTTGGTGCCGGGGAGCAGGACGGGGAACGTGCCGGAGACGTCGGCCAGGTCGACCGCTCCGATGTCGAATGCTCCGGTGAGGTTGATGTCGGTGTTGGCGCCTTGGGTGACGGTGTAGGCCAGCGACGAGATGGTGATCGTGGCGTCGTCGTTGACGAGCCCGGCGTAGCTGAGCGAGGTGTCGTTCAGCTCGAAGGTGAAGCTCGTGATCGTGCCGTCGGTCGGGGTGATCTCGACGACGGGGAACGCGGGGAGGTCGTCGTCGATGGGGAAGGTGCCGGAGTTGTCGGGGAGGGTGAGGTCGACGACCGATGCGGCGAGCGCGAGGGCGTAGGGGCCGGTGCGGAACTCGAGGTCGCCGGATCCGCTCGTGAGCCACTCGTCGAAGGTGGGCGCGCCGGCGAGGATCGCTTCGTGGAAGCGATCGGGCTCGTCGTCGATGACGAGGCGGGATCGTTGGCCGATGTCGGCCCAGTCGGCGAGCCGGCGGACGGCGTCTCGCCGGTCGTTGAAGGTGTCGCCGAGGATGTGGATGGCGATGGTGAGCGAGCGGTCTCCGGGTTCCTCCGGGTAGAGGACGGATCCGGCTCGGCCCGGGACCTCGACGTACTGCTCCCGGCGGGCGCCGACGATCGGGCGGGTGACCCGGAGCACCTCGGCTTCGGGAACCTCGTCGCTGAGCGCAGCGCCGTTGAGGGTGATGTCGGTCATCGGGTGGCTCCGATCCCGCGGGCGCGCAGTTCTCGTTCTTGCCGGTAGGCCAGCTCTCGGGCGACGTGCTCGATGTCCATGTCGCTACCGATGGTCGCCTGGCCGATGAGCGGGGCGTTGAAGTTGATCGGGGCTCCGCCGGTGGCGGCGCCGACTCCGATCGACTCGGCGGCGGCGGCGAAGTCCATGCGGTGGGTGGGGACCATCGTCTCGCCACCGTGGGCGAGGATGAGCCGTGGGGCGCCTCGAGGTCCGGGGACGACCCCTCCGTCGTCGAAGCCGAGGATGTTGCCGATGCCGCCGACGACCGCTCCGCCGATTCGGGCTGCTCCGCCGACGATCTCGTCGAGCGGGCCGAGCGCGCGGTCGGCGGCGGCGGCCAGCTCGGCGAGCTTGGTCTTGAGCCAATCGACGGCCTGGCCGGTCCACTGCTTGACCTGTTCCCAGGCGCCGGAGACCGCAGCGGGGAGCCCGGCGAAGAAGTCGACGATCTCTTGGCCCTTCGAGATGAGCCCACCGATGGCGTTCTTGACGTCCTCGATGCGGCCGGAGACCCACTCCTTGATCGCTGCCCAGATCTCTTGCGTCTTGGCCCAGATGACGTCCCAGTTCTGGATGATGAGCCCGACGACGAGCCCGATGCCGCCGGTCATCACCCCGAGGAGCAGCGGCCACCACTGGCGGAAGAACTCGACGATGCCGTTCCAGATCGCCGTGCTCGTGTCGCGGATCCAGTTCCAGGCGGCGGTGAGCTTCTCGACGATCCACTCGACGGCGGTGGCGATCGCCTCCTTGATCGTGTCCCAGTTCTTGACGATCAGGATCACGAGGGCGACGGTCGCTGCGATCAGCAGGACGTACGGGTTCGTCGCGAGGAGCTTGGTGACTCCGCCGATGGCGGTGCCCATCGCCTTGACCGCTCCGGCTGCCTTCATGACCGGGCCGGCGAGCGCGAGGGTGGCGGCGGCGATCCCGACCAGCCCGATGATCGAAGCCTGGACCGGGCCGGGGAGCGATTTGAAGAACTCGAGGAACAGGGTCAGCCCCTCGAGCGCGACGGCGACCGACGGGGCGATCTTCTCGCCGATCTCGATCAGCGCGACGGAGAGGTTCGCCCGGAACCGGTCGAAGACCGGTCCGAGGCCTTTCTGCATCTGCTCGAACGCTGCCTCGGTTGCGCCGGCGGATTCCTGCATCCCCTCGAGGGCGTCGGTGAACTTCTCGGTGCCTCCCCCGGTGAGCGCGAGAGCGGCGGAGCCGGCTTCGACCGAGCCGAACAGGTCGTTGATGCCGAGCCCGGCGTCGGCGGCGTACTGCTCGAGGAGCTGCAGCGCGTCCTGGGTGTTGCCGCCGGCCTCGACGAAGTCCTTGAAGCTCTTCCCGGCCAGCTCTTGGAAGATCGCTGAGGTCTGGCTGCTCTCCTTGGACAGCTCGACGAAGAGCTGCCGGAGCTGGGTGGTGGCGACGGACGTCGGGACACCTTGGGCGGTGAGCGCGGCGAGGGCGGCGGTGACGTCGGAGAACTCGACGCCGAGCGCGGCGGCGGTCGGGTTGACCTGGAAGAGGCTGCGGGACAGCTCGTCGAAGGTGGTCTTGCCGAGCTTGACCGACGTGAACATCAGGTCGGAGGCCTCGGTCGCCGAGAGGACGTCGGTGCCGTAGGCGTTGATCGTGCTGGTGATGCCGTCGACGGCGGTCTCGAGGTCGGTGACGCCACCTCGTGCTGCTTGCTGGGCGGTCTCGAGGAACGCGAACACGTTGTCCTGGGGGACGCCGGCGGAGAGGCTCTGGTAGAGCGCCGGGACCACCTCGGTCGGGAGGACCCCGAATTCGGTCGCGAAGTTCTTGACCTGATCGGTCATCTCGCTCATGGCGTCGCCGGAGATCCCGGGGAGCAGCGTGAAGACCTCGTTCATCTGCCGCTCGAAGGCGGTGAAGTCCATCACCCCCTTGATGCCGACGGCGACGGCGCCGGCGAGGATCGCTCGGCCGTAGCGCTCGCCGGCCTTGCGGAGCGCTCCGTCGGCGCGGCCGGCTTCCTTGTTGACGGCCTCGTTGATGCTGTCGCCGAGCCCCTCGCCGTCGGCGACGAGACGGATCTTCAGCTTCCCGACGTCGGTCGACATGGGCGGTTCACCTCCTTCCGAGCATCCGGCGGGCGATCTCGCCAGGTCGGACCACGGTTCTGCTGGGGCGGTCCTCGCTGGGCCGCGGGTATCGGAACGGCTCCACTCGAGGGGAGGGCTTCTTCGGATCGGCGTGCGCCTTGACGGTGATGCCGATGAGGGCGTGGAGGGCTTCGAGGAGGAGGGCGAGCAGTTCGTCGGTGTGCGTCCACCGGTGCCGGTGGGCGTGGAGCAGCTCGGTGAGCTCGTCCAGCTCGAGGTCGCTCAGCTCGCGGTACGACATCCCGGTGTCGACCGCGAGCTGGGCGACGGCGTGGATCAGCCCTCCACGCTGGAAGGGTCCTCGTCGGGTTCGTCTCCTTCGCTGCCGAGGTCGGCGACGGTGTCGACCCACGTGTCGAAGTCGACGCCTGGCATCAGCGCGCACCACACCGCGTAGAGCGTGCTCTCGACGGGCGGCGGCTCCTTGCCGTACTTGCGTTCGACCTGCATCAGTAGCTTCGGCTTGAGCAGGACCGTCTGCTCGGTGCCGTCCTCGAACTCGACGAGGACGCGTCGGGTCGCCTTGGCGCCGGCCATCAGGAACCGGACCCGACGGGCTGGAAGGCGGGGTCGTTGGTCTGGACCAGGAACGGCTTGGCGTTGCCGGTGGAGGCGAGCACCTTGACGGTGATCGGGAGCATGATCGGGTTCTCGCGCACCGCGGCGAACTCGACTCCGCCCATGTTGAACACCCGGCGGTAGCAGAAGCGGTACTTCTTGTCGCCGTCCTCGGCCTCGATGATCATGGCGAACTCGTCGACCTCGTTCTCGCCGGGCGGGTCGTACTGGTACTCGCCGGGGAGCGGCTCGGTGAAGGTTCCGCCGCCGATGGCCGTGGCCCAGGTGTCCTTGTTGAGCTGCATCAGGTCGACCGAGATCTCCTTGGGGAGCTGGGTGGTGACGATGCGGAGCGGGTCGTAGCTCTGCCAGCCGAAGATCTCGTTGACCTCGCGGCCGAAGTTGAAGCGGGCGCCTTCGGGGGTGGCGTAGCCGAGGTCGGTCCACGGGTCGTTGATAGTGGCGGTGATGCTCGCGGGGAAGGCGGTCTCGAGCGGGGCTCGGTAGATGTGTCCGGTGCCAGCGACGAAGAGCTGGAGCGGGTCGAGTCCGGTCATGGGGTGTGGTCCTCCTTGTGTCGGTCCGGTGGGGCGTCCATCGGCCGGGGTGGTGGGGTGGGGTGCCCGGTTCGCCGGGGGCGTCCTGGCGGGTCGGGCGGGTCAGGCCGCGGGTGCGGCGGGGTGGGCGTAGACCGTGGCGGTGAAGAGCCAGCGGGGCTTCGCCGGCGTGAAGTAGTCGTCGGGGATGTCGGCCATGCCGGCGGTGTCGACTCCGGTGACCACGCCTTGCGGGTGGGTGCCGGTGAGCCGCTCGGCGAGCAGCGCGCGGCAGGTGCCGGCGAGCGTCCAGGCTTGGGCCTTCGTGCCGCCGAACGCGTCGATCTGCAGCTCGGCGGCGACGAGGTGCAGGGGTCGCTGGCCGGCGGGCGTGTCGGTGATCTGGGTGAGCCGGACGCACGGGTACGTCTGGTTCTTCCGGGTCTCGGTGACCACCCGGTCGCGGTCGTTGTCGAGCAGGGTCATCAGCTCGGGCTGCTCGTGCAGCCAGAGGGTGACGAGGCCGAGGACGTTGACGGGGACATGCAGCGGGCCGCTCATCGCTCCACCTTGAAGCCCATGCTCTCGGCGGCTCGGCGCATCGGCGCGTACGGCTTGTTGGTGGCAGACCCGAACTCGTAGAGGTGGGCGAACCAGTCGTCGGTGTAGACGTCGACGACGACGGACTGCTTGCCGTCGATGGTCTCGTTCTTGGCGCCGGTGCGGCCGAGCTTGGCGCGGAACAGGCCGTGGCTGTTGCGGCGTACTCGCTGGAGGAGCTTGTCGCCGACCTTCACCATCTCGAGGCGCAGTCCGGTGGATCGGAGGAACTCGTCGACACCTGCCTGGTTCAGCTCGAAGTCGGGGTTGCTCATGCGACCCTCCGAATGTCGGCTTCGACGTGGGTGACGCGACGGAGCCGCGGGTGGAACGCTGGCCACGGCGGTCCGTCGAACTCGTAGGTGACGCCGCGGACGGTGATGCGGTCGCCTCCGTCGATGTGGGTCTCGGCGGCTGCTTCGAGGGCGATCTTGTAGGTCTCGGCTTGGACGTTGCCGCCGACGGTGTTCTCGTCGCGGAGGGTCTGCCAGATCCAGCACTTGAACGTGAGGGTTCCGTCGTCGCCGGACCCGGACCCTGAACCGGAGGTTGAGGGTCCGGTGGTGGTCTGCTCGGTGCGGTCGCCGAAGATGTCGCGCGGCCCGGTGCGGTCGACCTGGGTGACGGTGCCGGTGAGGGTGAGCAGCGCGGCCGGGTTCATCACAGGCCTCGCACGGTGAACGATCCGGCGCTGCGCCGGCCGAGCCGTCGACGGATGCGGCGCACCTCGCCGTCGGAGAGGTAGCCGGCGTCGTTCACGCTGATGGCGTGGGTGACGCTGTAGACGCCGAGGGATTCCTGGCGGGCCTGCTCGATGTTGCCGATGGAGCGTGCGGCGACCCGGACGCACAGCGACGAGAGCCAGTCGGGGACGACCTCGTAGCCCCACGAGTAGGTGACGGCGACCGTGGAGGCGGGGCCTCCCCAGTGCTGGCCGGCGCGCCAGGTGGCACCCTGGATCCCGAACTCGGCCCAGTCGTCCGGGTACAGCGAGGCGTCGGGTTCGTCGAGGGCGAAGCTGTCGATGCCGCGGCGGAGCAGCGCTCGCTGGTTCCAGGCCCATTCGCCGGTCGGGACGTTGCGGCCGTTCACGGTGACCGCGGTGACGTCGGTGATCGGGTACTGGGGGAGGTGGAGGTCGCGGGACCATGTGCCGGCGAGCAGGTGGGTGCCGCTGCCGGCGTCGATCTTCACGCCGGCGCGCTCGCGCATCTCGTCGGAGATGACCTGCAGGAGGCGGTCGGCTTGCTCGTTCCATACGGGGTCGGCGTTGACCTCGCCGGTGAGGAGCGTCGACAGGTCGACGGAGGTCGCGAACGCGGTCATGCGGGTGCCTCCTGTCGGGCGAGGGTGCGGATGGCGTTGGCGGCGGCGGTGGCGGAGGTGCCGTCGCGGTGGGCGTACACGGTGTCGATGAGCTGCTCTCGGCGGGCGGCGATCTCGGGCTGGTCGGCGAGCGCTCGGTCGATGGTGTCGGTGAGCTCCATCGGCTGGTTGCACTGCAGTCCGATGTCGGCGTGGCTCCAGAAGCGGAGCCCGTGCTCGATGTCGCGCCGATACCACGGGGCGTTCATGAGGACGACGGGCCGGCCGGTGCTGGCGAACTCGAAGAGCGTGGAGCTGTTGTCGCAGACGTACACGTCAGCGAGGTCGAGGACGTCGGCGAAGTCGTGGAGGACGTCGAAGCCGTGGGAGACGTAGACGCCTGCCAGGTTGCGGATGATGCGCGGGTGGCCGTGCCCGATGACCCGATCGAAGCGGCCGGCGAGGGCGGGCATCGCCTTGGCGTAGTGCCGCCATGCGGAGCGGGCCTCGGGGGCGAGCTTGCATTCCCAGTGGAACGAGATGGCGACGGTGCGGCCGGTGCTGGCCCGGGGCCCGGCGGTGTGCCAGCGGTCGAGCTTGGGGCAGCCGATGACGTGGACGGGGACGTCGGGGTGGTGGGCGCGGTGGATGGCGGCGTGGTGTTCGCCGGGGACGAGGACGCCGAGGACACCTTCTCGTTCGCCGGTGATGTAGCTGCCGGACCGGACCCCTTCGTAGGTCTGGCCGGCGCCGTGCTCCATGATGATGATCGGGCGTCCGGCTCGGCGTGCTCGGGTGAGGTCGCCGTACGCGGCGACGAGCGTGGTCGGGCCGGGGCTGTCGGGGAGCTGGCCGCGGGCGTCGATGCCGAGCTTGCGGGCTCGGGCGAGCAGCTCGGGCGCCACCCAGAAGGTGCCTTGGTCGTCGCCGAGCGCGTGCCAGACCGGTGCGAGGTGGTCGAGGAAGTGGCGCTCCTTGGCGGCGCAGTCGATCACGGCGCTGGGCTCCGTTCGGCCACCTTGGCGTTGCGGCGCTCGGTGTCGCGGGCCTTCGCAGCCTTCGTCCACAACGTGCCGTTCGCGGTCGTTGACTTGTCGTGCTCGAGCGGGAGACCTTCGACGCGGGCGGCGACGAAGCCGGCGTCCTCGAGCGCCTCGACGAAGTCGCCGTCGCCGTAGATCCACTCGTACCGCTCGTCGAAGGGCGGGATGATGCCGGCGGTGACCAGCTCGGTGCGGATCGCGAACGCGAAGCCGGACAGCCCGCCTTGGGACCAGGCGCCGGTCGTCGGGGTGAGGGTGCCGGTGACGTCGGTGCCGGCGGCGAGCGGGCGCTGCCAGTCGGGGTAGACCGCAGCGATCGTGAGCGGTGCGTCCTCGAGGGCGGCGGCGAGGTGCCCGCAGAAGCCGTCGGGGATCCTGATGTCGTTGTTGAGCAGGATCAGGGTGGCGTCGCCGAGTTCGGCGGCGAGCTGGATCGCTTCGTTCCACACGGTGTAGATCGAGCGGCCGGGTTCGCCTGCGACGGGGCTGGGGCCGAGCGGCTCGCGGTGGCGGATGACGACTCGTTCGCTGTCGAGCTCGTCGAGCCAGGCGAGGGTCTGCTTGCCGGTGGAGCCGTTGTCGTCGAGGATCAGGACGTCGACGGCGGGGTCGGCGAGGATCTGCTCGACGAGGGCGCGGGTGCGGCGCACCTGATCTTCGAACGGGATCTCGACGACGACGGGGCGGCGACCGGTGTCGAGCACTCGCTCGGCGCGCGGTGCGGGCTGCTCGTGGGCGGGTCGGGTGCCGGGCTTGTAGGCGGTGGCGCGCACGTCGTTGCCGAGCACCTCGACGTCGATCTCGTCGAAGCCTGCTCGGGTGAGCGCCTTGCGGAGCGCCTGCGGGGCGATGTTGGCGTAGTGCTCGCCGCGGTGGAGGCGCTTGGCGCCGTCGATGCCGGAGTGCGGGCGCCGGCCCGGGCCGGCGGCGGTGAGGATGAGGGTGCCGCCGGGGACGAGCGCCCGGTGGGCGGTCGTGAGGACGGTCGGCCAGTCGCGGACGTGCTCGAGCACTTCGCAGCACACCACGCACTCGGCGGCTGCTCGGGGGGTCCAGCGGCGCATCCGTTCGGCGGGGACGACGAGGTCGACTCCGTTGCCGGGGACGACGTCGACGCCGAGGTAGGTGGCGTCGCCGAACAGCGGCCGGACCGAGCCGTTGAGGTCGCGGGAGCCGAGTTCGATGACGGTGGCGAACGGGCCGTGCTCGTCGACGGCGGCGGCGACGTAGTTGTAGGCGGCGGTGTGCATGCGGGTCTCCTCGGTTGGGTGGGGTCCTCCCCCGCGTCCGGGCCACCGAGGACGGGCACGGACGCGAGGGAGGGATCAGGCGGTGGCGGGGTCGGTCAGCTTCCGCTGCCGGCCGGCGCGTACACCGCGAACGGGAACCGGGTGGCGTCGTTCGGGTTCACCCGGTTGACCGGGTTGGGCAGCGCCCACCCGGCCCGGAACACGACTCGCAGCGCGGTCATGTCCTGCTGGGCGAGGTTGAAGATGATGTTGTCCTCGCTGTCGGTGATGACGGCCTCGGTCAGCACCTTGTAGGTGATGTCCTGGCGGACCGCCCACACGAGCTGGCTCCAGTCGCCCGAGATGAGCAGCGACTGGGTGGGGTCGACCGCGCCGTTCTTCGGGAAGAGCAGCCGCTCGCCGTCGAGGACGTAGTCGCCGGCCTGCTGCATGCTCTGCGAGAAGATGGGCTGGCCGGTGCCGTTGTCGTCGCGGAGACCGCGGAGCTTCGCCTTCATGCCGAGCGCCGCGAGGTGCCCGTTGACCATGTACCCGTCCTCTTCGACGAGCGACAGGACTCCGCCCTCGCCGAGCAGGTCGTCGTACGTGTCGCCGAGCGAACCGGCGGTGACGACGTGGCCGGCGGCGGTTGCCTGGGTGAGCACGCCGTTCGGCCAGAGCGCCGGCTTGTTGGTGCCGTACAGCACGGCGAGGTCGAACACCTGGCCGACGGCCTCCACGATGTGGGGCTGTGCCCGCTCGAAGATCGGGAAGTCGGCGTCGTCGAGCACCGAGTCGGGCACGGGCACGATGACCGCGATCTCTTCGGCGTTGATGTACACGTTCCGCCACGCGGCCTTCGTGGTCTGCTTGAGACCGGTGTCGCCGTTGACGAAGTAGGCGTACGGGAGGGTCTCCCACACGGGGATGCGGCGCTGCTTGCGGCTCATGGTGGGGAGCTGCCGAGCGACGCGGGCGACGGCGGAGGTCTCGGCGACGGCGCCGAGGATCTCGTTGGCGGCGTCCTCGGGGATGAGTGCCGCTGCGTCGTCGCGGTCGGTGATGTCGTTGAATACCATAGTGGCGGTCCTCCTTCAGAGGGGGTCAGTACCGGCCGGCTTTGCGCCGGATCTCGGCGTTGATGTCGAACCCGGTGCGGTTCGACGTGTTCGTGTCTCCGCTCGGGAGCGGGGTGCGTCGGCTGCCCGCGGGGGCGAGGTACGGCTTGGCTTTCACCAGCTCGTCGATCGCCGACGCGATGGCTTTGTCGTCCACGTCGCCGTCCTTGACGAACCGCTTCAGGTCGCCGAGCAGAGCGGCGGCGTCGCCGGGATCGGCGAGCTTGCCGGCGGCGGCTGCTCGGATCTCGGAGCGGACCAGCCGGTCGGTGACCTCGGCGAGTGCCTCGTTGCGGCCGGCTGCCTTCGCCTCGGCGACGGCGCGTTCCTGTTCGGACATGCCGGCCTTGCGGATCTTGTCGAGTTCGGCTTGCGCGTCGCGCGCTGCCTTCTCGGCTGCCCGTCGGGCCTCGCGCTCGGCCTCGAGCGCCTTGATGCCGCCTTCGCCGAGCCGGTCGTCGGTGCCCTTGCCGGTATCGGTGCCGGTGTCGGTTCCCTTGTCGGTGTCGGTGCTGTTCGTGGAGGTGTCGGTGTCGGTGGACGTGGTGGTGGTATCGGTTGCCATCGCGGCGTGTTCCTTCCTCGGTGGGGCACGAGCCGTCGCGGTTCGTGCGGGTTTCTCAGCCCAGGTCGCCTGGGCCGGAGAAGTTGTGGCTCCGCTGGGTGAGGACGGGGCCGAGTTCGCCGTGCTCGCGCACTTCGACGGTTCGCATCGATCCGCCGCGCTGCTGCCGGAACTCTCGGAGCTGCGCCTGCCGGGTGCTGGCGAGCTGGTCGGCGTCGGCGGCGCGCTGGTCGTACCGGTTCGCTCGTTCGGTGAGACGGCGGCGTCGATCGGGGTCCTGCTCGCGGGCGAGTTCGGCCCGGGCTGCGTTGGCCCGGTCGCGGTTCTCGCTGGCGCGCTGGCGTGCTCGGCTGGCGCCCTGCTGGAGCGACAGCTCGTCGCTCGCACCGGAGCGCTTCAGCTCGTTGTAGAGGTCGCGGTTGACGATGCGGCCGGGGTCGGCGTCGCCGTAGATCGGGGCGACGTCGCAGTCGCAGTTGTTGTGGATCGGGGCGAGCTGCCCTCGCCTGTATCGCTGGGTGGAAGCGATCGCGCAGAGGGTGCAGGACCGGCCGGTGAGGACCCGGCGGTACCCGGTGATGTTGCGGCGGGTGTCGCCGATGTCGACGATGGCTTGCCGATTGACGAGCATCACGTCGGTCTCGGCGGTGGAGATGGCTCGGGCTCGGCCGGCGCTCATGGCGTCGTCCCACGTGTTGCCGTCGCCGAGCATGCGGCGTGCGGTGATGATCGGCCGGAGGTAGGTCTCGTCGATGCCGAGCCCGTTGCGGATCGGGGTGATCGGCGGGAGGGTGCGGATCGGTGGTGCGTCGGCGGCGACGTCGAGGGCGCCGATGTAGCCGGCGGCGAGCGTGGCGGTCTGATCTCGGGTGGCGGCGATGATCGGGGTGACAGCTTCGACCCAGCGGGCGGCGGCGGTGTCGTCGACGTTCGCGAGCTGGTCCCACAGCCGGCCGGTGATCGTCGCGGCGGCGGCTCGGATCGCGAGGAGCTGCCGGTGGTGGGCCTGTTGCAGCTCGGCGAGCCGGTCGACGTCCATCACTCGTCCTCGAGCTGGCCCGGGTCCTCGGTGGCCCGGGGCCCGGTGGCGGCGGTGTCGAGCTGCACACGGGCTGCCATCGTGTCGGCGAGCCCTTCGATCGCGAGCTGCTGGCGCATGGCGGCGAACCGGCGGATCTGATCCTGGCTGTAGCCGGCGTCCTCCCAGAGCTGTTGCAGCGGGACCTTCAGCGCGAGCTTCTTGGTGACGGCGTCGATGTGCTCGCTCTCGGTGCGGGACTCGGGGTCGGCCCAGATGGTCTCCATCCGGGTGGCGTTGGCGAGCTCGTCGTTGCCGCCGATGCGGCCGGCGAGACGCATGACCTCTTCCCAGCCGGCGCCGAAGTACCGCTGCCGGTCGTGGACCTTGGCGACGAGTCCGGTCTCGGCTGCCTTGATGCTCTCGCCGGAGAGCCGGTCGGCGGAGGCGGACAGGTAGTGCGGCGGGGTCTTGGTGATCGACGCGATGTGCTGGACGACCATCTCAATCGCTGCGACGTGGCTGTTCAGGTCGGCGGCGTCGAACTGGCCGAACTTGGCGCCTTCGTCCTGCACCCACCACACCTTGCCGGGGCCGGACTTGAACTCGGGCTCGATGATCTCACCGGTCTCTTCGTCCTCGTCGGGTTCGTAGCCGGTGAGGTTCCGCTGCGGGAACGCTGCGAACTCGGAGGCGACGAGCATGTCGGCCATGAGCTTGTTGACGGCGTCCTGCAGCGGGATGACGGGTGCGATCTCGGAGTGCGCGGCCCAGCCGACTCGGCGGGACACGTAGAGGCGGGGCTTGTTGAGCAGCTCGACGACGGGCACCACGCCGAGCGCGTTGTCCATGCGGCCGGACCCGTCGATGTCGTTGCGGGTGTCGGGATGGTCGTCGGGGTCCCACTGGAGCCGTTCGGCGGTGAGGATGCCGCCGGTCCGCTTGGTGCGGCTCTTGAGCAGGTACACGTCGTCGGGGAGGAAGAGCTGGGCGTGCTCGTAGCCGTCGTCGTCGAGCCAGGTGCGGAGCGCGGCGGTGCGACGCCGGCGGATCTTGGGGTGGCACTCGACGATGGTGTTCATCGCCGAGTCGACGGTGATCTCGGGGGTGTCGCTGTCGGCGTCGCGGTACCAGGCGGTGACGTAGCAGGCGCCCTGGTGCAGCGCGTCGATGTGACCCATCGAGGACTGCAGGTCGAGGTCGTTGTCCTCCCAGAACCGCTTCGCTGCATCGTCGGCGCTCGGGTTCTCGCCGACCCGGAAGCCGTCGATGGAGAGCCGTTCGGCGGGGGCGTCGGTGACGACTCCGCACCAGTTGTCGGCGAACGCACCGAACAGCCCACCGAACGCTTCGAGGAACTTCTCCGACGCGAAGGCGAGGTTGTGGGCGCCGTCGTAGTAGGCGGCGCATCG